ATATTCGCAGGTGGATTCGCTTTAGGCGTTAAAAAACATTTTGATATTTTAGCACACTTTGAAATGAAACCTGGAGTTTATAAAAAAACTTTTCAAGCTAATTTTCCAGATGTGGAATATTATGAAGGAGAAGAAAATTGGCCTAAAGATAAATTTAAAAATAAAGTAGATTTTGTTTATTGTAATCCTCCATGTGCTCCTTGGTCTAATTTAGGATCAACTCAAAAAGGTGCGATGGCTTGGAAAGATGACCCTAGAATAGCTTGTTGGAGAAATGCTTTTAGTTTATTAAAAGACTTAAAACCTAAAGCTATTGTACTTGAATCAGTTCCTAGAGTTTATAGTAAGAATGGTGGGTATGAAATGATTCAACAATTAACTAAAGAAGCTAATGACTTAGGTTATTATACAACTCATTTATTAATTGACGGTGGTTATACAGGATTAAATCATAGTCGTAAAAGATTTTTCTTTATAGCAACTAAATATCATTTAAGTATTAAACCATTAAACTTTTCTCCATTACCAACAACTGGAGAAGTTCTTAAAAATTTTAAACTAGAACATAAAAAAGATATAGGACACTTAATGAAGTTAGGAAAAAGTGAAATTCCTTATTTAAAATATTGTAAACAAGGAGAGAGTTTAAGAGTAACGTGGGAAAGATATAATCCTCCAGAAACTTGGAAACGTGGAGGAATGAGAAATGGAGTTAAGGGTAGACCTCAATTTATGAAATGGAGATTAAAAAGTGACGAACATATACCAGTTATAGCTGGAGGTTTTTATATACATCCAACTGAAGATAGATTATTTGGACATAAAGAATTAGCTTATATGGCTGGTTATCCTCATGATTATATATGGGAAGGACCAGCTTCTACGATAGGTTCACAAATTGCGAGAAGTGTTATGCCACCTGTAGCGGAATATGTAGCAAGGATAATTAAAAATAGTATAGAAGATAAAAAAGAAAATAAAGAAATACATCAAGTGGTTGATTTTAGAAAACCGCCTGAACAAGAAAGATTATTATGACAGATATATTAAAAGACATAGATAATTTTCATAAAAAATATGGCTTTGAAAAAAATGAAAAAGTTGATATACCTAATAATAGTGAACTTATTAATTTTAGAACTGCTTTTTTAATGGAAGAATTAGCTGAATATACTAATGCTATAACTAAAAAAGATGCAGCTGGAGCTTTAGATGCTTTAGTTGACATAGTTTATATAGCTTTAGGAACAGCTTGGTTATTTAACTTACCATTTGAAAAAGCATGGAACGAAGTTCAAAAAGCTAATATGAGTAAGATTAGGGCTAAAGATAAAACAGGAAAACGTGGAACTAAATTTGATGTTATAAAACCTAAAGACTGGAAAGCTCCTAATATAGAAAAAATTATAGAAGAAGAAAGAGAAATAAATGAAAATTTTAGTAACAGGATTTAATGCATTATCAATTGGAACTGCTCGTAGTCCATTAAACATTGCAACTTCTGCCAGAATACTTCCTACTGTCCTAAAAGAATTAGGACACGATGTAACTCATAAAGCAATTATCCCGGGAGAAGATGTGTCAATGTATGATAAAGTATTCGTATTTGTATTTGGTCCTAATAGTTTATCAGCAAGATATTGGTACGGTGCAGCTTACACTATAATTAAAAGACCCGATGCTATTATTTCAATAGATGATTGGCAAACTAAAGATTCAGTTCAAGGATTTGGAACGTTTAGTAGAGGACATTGGAGAATATGGAAGAAAGTAAGTCAAGCTGGAAATCCAGTTGGTAAAGTTTATTGGGACGAAGCACAACCTTATAAAAAAGAAATAGAAGATTTAGTTGATACATTTGCATTTGAAAAATGGCCACATACTTTATTAGTACCTGCTTATGATGGTGGTAATTATGACGAATTAGGAATGAAAGCAAATAAAATTATTAATTGGGATCCTACTCCTTATACAGATACTTATTTAAATCATACTGACAATGATACTTTATTTTCAAAAGAAAATAGTGAAAGAGAAAAAGCATGGATACTTGCAAGTTTAGTAAGTAAAAATAGCTGGTTTACTAAACAAGTATTTAATTGGAATGTTAAAAGATTTGGAAATGTAAAAGAAAAACAAGTACGTTTAAAAGAACATGAGTTATTTGAAGAATATAAAAAAGTATGGGGAATGATTAGTCCTCCACATTATCACACTATGAGAGGAAGTGGTTGGTGGAGAGTAAGATATAAAATAGCAAACGATGCGGGTAATATTATATATGCACATCCAGAAGAAGCTAAAATTTTAGGATTAAATATTGATTTAAAGATTATAGAAAACGGTAGTAATGATGAATTAAAAGAATTAATAAGTAGCCAATCTTATATATTAAGTAAAAAGTTTTGGACGAAAGAAAGGACTAAAGAATTTTTTAAATGCTTGCTAGGATAATAATATTAGAAGGACCTGATGGAGTTGGAAAAACTACATTAGCTAAAAAATTTAAGGAGTTATATCCTGATTCTTATTATATTCATTTAAGAGTACACAATAATATGAAATTGTGGCATACAGCAGCTGCAAGACTTGCAGTTAAAATGAAAGAAAAAGGTAAATTAGTTATTATAGATAGACATTGGCCATCTGAACAATGCTATTCTTATATTTATAGAGATGGACCTTCTTATGATGCATATAATATTTGGAGATATTTAAATCGTGAAGGAGCTATTTACGTTTGGTGTATACCTGATGATATTAAAAAAGTAAAAGAAAATCATAATATAAATAAAAAAATTAGACATGAAGAATATAATGATATTGACAAAGTTATTGATATGTATTTAAATTGTTGGGAAGATAAACATCCTAAAGAAAATAGTTTTTTATCTTTATTATGTCCTTTAAAAAATCGTAAAGATTTTGTTCGTTACGATATGTTTAAAGAAGGTCATGACTTAAATAGAGTTGTAGAAAAAATAGAAGAAGCAGCTTTTGTAAATAATATATGAATCAATTAGATCAAGAATATAAAAATTTTATAGTTGAAATTATAAGAGGACCTGATTACGAATGTGCTCCTCGTCAATTAAAAATATATGAAAAATTAAATCATACATTTGAAGTAAATATGGATTTACCAATAATGACGATTAGAGAAAGAAATTTAAATTATCGTTTTATGTTTGGTGAAGCAGCATGGATATTAGATGGTAGAAATGATCTTTCAACTATTTCTAAATATATGAAAAATATTAAAAGATTTAGTGATGACGGTGTAACTTTCTTTGGAGCATATGGTCCTAAGATAATAACTCAAATAAGCTATATTGTAGATACACTTAAAAAAGATAGAGATTCAAGACAAGCTGTACTTACTATATGGAGAGAGAATCCTAGATCAAGTAAAGATATTCCTTGTACTGTAGCTATGCAATTTTTTTTAAGACCTAGAGGAGATCAATTATATTTACATTGTATTACTACAATGAGAAGTAATGACTTATGGTTAGGTCTTCCTTACGATAGTTTTAATTTTAGTGCAATTAGTTTTGTGATTGCTTGTTATTTAAATAATTTAGGAATTGAATGTAAACTAGGAAGATTATATATAAATGCTGGAAGTCGTCATTTATACGAAACTAATTTAAAAGATGCTCATCTTATAAGAGCAGCACTTCAAAATTATGAATGTGATTTTTCTTTTAATGATTTAATTGAAAAATATAAATTAAATCCAATGAGAATAGTGGAAACTTTATATCAAGCTGCCGATATTACTATCGGTAAAGAAGATGGACTTACACTTCCTGATAAGTTACAAATAATTAAAAATGGATAATTATAGAATTCCAAAAGATTGGTATTTTTTAAAAATGGCCAATCTAGTTTCTGAAAGAGGAACGTGTGCGAGAAGAAAAGTAGGTTGTGTTTTAATAAACGAAAGAGGACATGTTTTAGCAACAGGCTATAATGGAGGACCTGCTCATACTGAACATTGTATAGATATACCTTGTCCTGGTGCTAATTTAAAATCAGGCGAAGGTTTAGATATTTGTAAAGCTATTCACGCTGAACAAAATGCGTTACTTCAATGTAGAAATGTATATGAAATTAAATTTGTATATACAACTCTTAGTCCTTGTATTCATTGCGTTAAACTTCTATTAAATACTTCAGCAGAGGGAATAATAACTTTTGAAAAATATGTTGACTTTGATACAGTTGGAAAATTTTGGATGGATAATGGCGGAAAATCTTGGACATATATTAACAAAGAAATTATATTAGGAAAATGTTCAAGTTCTCTGAATTAGAAAAATCAAGTATCATAGCAATTGATACAGAAACACATGATCCTAATCTTAAATCTTTAGGACCAGGTGGTTTTAGAAAAGATGGTAAATTAGTAGGTATATCTATAGCCACGGATAGTGGTTATAATGAATATTTTCCAATAGGACACGAAGGCGGTGGAAATCTTAATAATGATCAAGTTGTTGATTTTATTGATAAATTGCTTAAATTAAATAAAAAGCTTGTATTTGCTAATGCTTTATATGACATGGAATGGCTAAATTCACACGATTCAAGACTGGCCTTTACTAAGTACCATTCTATATACGATATAATGGCTATAGAGCATTTATTAGACGAAAACAAGCTAAAATACTCACTTGAATCTTTAAGTCAATACTATTTAAAAAAATCTAAATATGAAGCTGAATTACAACAAGCTATACAATTTAACTTTGGTAAGAAAGCTAAAGTTAAAGATAATTTATGGAAGTTACATGCCAATAGTGTAAGAGAATATGCTAAAGAAGATGCTTTACTTACACTTCAAATATTTCAAAAACAATTACCTAGAATTAAGACTGAAGATGTAGAAAGTATAGTTAATATTGAAATGAGATTAATACCGTGTCTATTTGAAATAAGAAAACGTGGGGTAAGAATTGATCTTAAAAAAGCTGAACAACTTTATAATCAATTAGAAAAAAAACAATTCGTGCTTCAAGATCAGCTAAATAGATCAGGAGGACATGACGTAAATGTTTGGGCTAATGCGTCATTAAAAGAAGCATATGATAAAAATAAAATTAAATATAATTTTACGGAAAAAGGAACTGCATCTTTCACTCAAGATTGGCTTGAGCAGCAAAATGATGGAATATCTAAAACAATTTTAGATATTAGAAAGTTGGATAAAATTAGAAATACTTTTATAAAGAATATGATACTAGAAAAAGCAGTTGGTGGTCGTATTCATTGTCAATTTAATTCTATGGGAACTGTTACAGGTAGATTTAGCTCTAGTAATCCTAATCTACAGCAAGTACCTGCAAGAGACCCTGAACTTGGACCGTTGATCAGAAGTTTGTTTATTCCAGAAGAAAGTCAAGATTGGTATTGTGCTGATTACTCTCAACAAGAACCTAGAGTGTTAGTACATTACGCTGTAATTAAAAATATGGAATCAGCGAAGAAAATACAAGAAGAATTTATTAATAATAATGATACAGATTTTCATGAAATGGTTGCTAAAATGGCTAGTATAGAAAGAAAACAAGCTAAGACTATTAATTTAGGATTATTCTATGGAATGGGTAATAAGAAATTAGCAAGAGAATTGGGACTAGATGATGATTCAGCTTATGAATTATTTAATAAATATCATAGTAGAGTACCTTTTGTAAAAGAATTATCTAAACAAGTAGCACATGTTGCAAGTACAAGAGGATATATTAAAACTTTATTAGGACGTAAAAGAAGATTTGATAAATGGGAACCTAAAGATAGTTTTCAAAGTATGGCTTATTCTAAAATAGAAGCTATGGAAAGATATCCTGATACTGAATTAAAAAGAGCTTATACTCATACAGCTTTAAATGCTTTAATACAAGGTTCATCTGCCGATATTACTAAAGCAGCAATGCTTAAAATATATGAATCAGGTCTTATGAGTGAAATAGATATTAAATTAACAATACACGATGAACTTGATTTTTCCGTTGATAAATCAAAACAAAAATGTTTTGAAGAAGCTATACAGATAATGAAAAACTGTGTAGATATTAAAGTGCCTCTTAAAATAGATATTGAGAAAGGAGATAGTTGGGGCACTGCTAAATAATGAACATAGGATTTTTAGGATTAGGAAAACTAGGATTACCAGTAGCTCTTGCAATAGAAAATAAAGGACATAAAGTTTGTGGAACTGATATTAGTCCAATTACATTAAAAGGAATAAGAACAAAAACCCTCAATTATAGAGAAGAAGGTGCACAAGAACTACTAAATAAATCTAATATTCAAATAAAAAATATAAGCGATATGGTCAAAGATTGTGATATAATCTTTGTCCCAATTCAAACTCCTCATGAAGAAAAGTACGAAGGTATTACAAGAATACCTAAAGAAAGAGCTGATTTTAATTACGAACATTTAAGAAATGGATTAAGAAACCTAGCTTTAGAAGCAATGGTTCATAGAAAAGAAATTGTAGTTATTATAATTTCAACAGTTCTCCCAGGTACAATTCGTAGAGAGATAATGCCTGTGCTAAATAATTATATTAAACTTTGTTACAATCCATTTTTTATAGCAATGGGTACTACTATTAATGATTTTTTAAATAGTGAAATTATATTATTTGGAGTTGAAGATGAAGAAGCTGCTAAAAAAGCTGAAGAATTTTATAAAACTATAAATAACAGTCCTTTCTTTAAAACAACATTAGAAAATGCTGAATTAATAAAAGTAGTTTATAATACTTTTATTTCAACTAAAATTTCTATGATTAATACTGTAATGGAAACATGTCATTATCTTCCTAATACAAATATAGATGAAGTATCTAAAGCTCTATCACTTTGTACAACTAGAATTATAAGTAATAAATATTTACAAGGTGGAATGGGAGATGGTGGTGGTTGTCATCCTAGAGATAATATAGCTCTATCATATCTTGCTAATAAATTGAATTTATCATTTAATTGGTACGATATGATTATGAAACAACGTGAACATCAAACAGATTGGCTTGTTGATTTAATTATGAAAAATAGAAATGATTTAGATATAAATGTATTAGGTAAATCTTTTAAACCCGAAACTAATTTAACTTTAGGAAGTCCTTCAATACTTCTTAAAAATCTTATAGAAGAAAGAGGACCTATTGTTAATATTTGGGATCCTTATGTAGATGGTAAAGTTGAAGAACATGTAAAACGTTATGAGTGGAATAATAAACCTCAATTATTTTTTATTGGAACTAAACACGATGCTTTTCATCATTTTTATTTTTATCCAGGTTCTATAGTCATTGATCCATTTAGGTATTTAAAAGTTAAAGACGATGTTAAATATATACCAATAGGAATATGCAACCAATAGATAGAATAGAAAATATAAAAAATTGGATTTTTAATTATGTAACTGAAATGCCTAATCCAGCTAATTGTTTAGTTGTAGGTATATCAGGAGGAATTGATTCATCTGTAGTAAGTACAATATCAGCAATGACTGGACTTAAAACTTTAGTTGTGTGTATGCCAATACATCAAAGACCAGAACAACATGATTTATCTATTGCTCATAAAAATTGGCTTACTAATAAATTTAAAAATGCATACGGGGTTGATGTTGATTTAACTTATGTATTTAATGCTTTTGAAAATAGTTTAACTGATTTAAAATTTACATCTCAATTAGGTCTAGCTAATTCAAGAGCCAGATTAAGAATGATGTGTTTATATCAAATAGCAGCTTCATGTAATGGAATAGTGGTAGGAACTGGAAATAAAGTAGAAGATTTTGGTGTAGGATTCTTTACTAAATATGGAGATGGTGGAGTTGATATATCTCCAATTGGTGATTGTTTAAAAACAGATGTATGGAAAATGGGTAAAGAATTAAAAATATTAGATGAAATAATTATGGCAGATCCAACAGATGGATTATGGTCAGATGGTAGAACAGATGTTGATCAATTAGGAATGAGTTATAAAGAATTAGAAATAGCTATGCAAGATCCTTCTGATAAAAACTACACTAAATATTTAGAACTTAGAATTAAGAATTTACATAAGATGAAGTCAATCCCTGTATGTAAATTTGATGGAAAAACTACTTTGGAAACAAATAAGAAATAAATTAAATAATTTTTTTATTCAACGTATTGAAACGCAAATAGAACGTGGAATCCCTGACGTTCATTATTGTGTTAACGGTGTATCAGGTTGGATTGAGGGTAAATATCTTAAAACACCTAAAAGAGATAATACAAAAGTTAAATTAAAAATAACTGTTGAACAATTAGCTTGGCATAGAGCTTATAGTATATATGGTGGTAAAGTTTTTATTTTAGTTAAAAAAGATAGAGAAGTTTATTTATTTGCTGGTAAAGATGGAAATGATTTAGCAATAGGATTATCTAAAGAAGAATTTGAAAAACGTGCACTTGCGAAAGATTGGAACACAATAAAGATAATATTGTCGCAAAAATAATTTTTATATAATAAATTAAGAATAGAGATAAATACTCTAATAATTAACCAATTGTGTGGGTATTTATCTCGTAACAGAAAGGTAGAAATGTCAAAAGAAGATATAATAAAAAAAATACAAAAGCTTTTGGCAGTATCTAAAGACAAAGGCGCTTCTGAAAACGAAGCGATGATGGCTGCAGATATGGCTCAAAAACTTTTACAAGCTCATAATCTTTCTCTAGGTGAGATTAAGAATAATGAGAATGTAGAACCAATTAATAAGGAATCTTTTGAAGTTGAACGTGACGTATGGAGAGGTTGGATACGAAACGCAACTGCAAAACTTTATTATTGTACTACTTATAGTTCATTTAAATTAGATGAATTATATAGAAGGGTTAAAGTTACAGTTTTTGTTGGCCGAGAATCAAATCGAATTGTAGCTAAACATATGTCAGATTATTTTATTGAGACAGTAGAACGTTTAGCTGATAAAGAATTTGAGAAAGTTCCTGGCAATAGAAGCGAAGTAAATAGAATGAAACATGCTTTTAAACAAGGTTGTGCTAGTCGTTTATCACAAAGATTAAGAGATAAATATGCAGAATCAAATAAACCAGTAGAATATACTGGAATTAATAACCCTGATAATTTACCTTTATCTTATAAAAATGAAGAAAAAGCAGTGGTGGAATGGTTAGAAAATCAAGGAATAAAATTAGTATCAAAATCAACTAGATTTAGTGTTCGAGATAGAGTAGCTTTCGGTCGTGGCTCAGAAAAAGCCAACGATATTGGACTAAATACTCAGGTAAATGCTAATGCTAGAGGATATATCTCAAATTAAAGTAGGTTATTTTACGGTGGACGTAAAATTTACGTCCACTGAAGACTATGGAGAATTTGATCACGAAACTAAAAAAATTACAATTTCAAATTCAATTTCTGATTTAGAAAAATTTAATACATTACTTCACGAATGTTTTCACGCAATTCTCTTTGAAAGAGGATTAAGTGCAGATGGAGGATTTTTATTTGATAAAGAAAAGGAAGAAGAATTATTAGTTAATCAATTAACTAATGGTTTTATTACATTATTACAAGATAATCCAAAAATAAAAAAATTAATTTCGGGCTGTTAATTTCAAAATTAATACTTATAGTGTTATGCATATGTTTGATATTAAAGATGAAATAGATAAGTTATTAAATGAATTTCATTCATCACCTACTCGTAATTATTGGGTAGAAATAAGTTACTATGAAAAGAAAAATCCAAATAAGATACTTACACTAGAGTTTGCACAATTTGATAACGATCCTTTTTTTCCTAGAACTTACAGAATGTTTAATTTTTTAAAAGCTAAAATGAAAGATTTTGAGTTTATTGATTTAGAAGTTATACCTTATCTAAAAGAAATTCCTAAGTACGTAGAAAATTTTCAAACTGAATTTACTATACATTAGTTGTATACTTAAAAATCTAAAAATTTAAAATAATAATAAATTATATGAAAAAAAGCTCATTTAAAGCTCTTTATTCACACGGTTTAATATATATCCATATACTACTATGGCTGACTATTTTTATTTATTTAAATTTTTCAGCAACTTTAAAAGAACCCGTCTTTAAGTATAATAACAATAGAGAATTTATTGTTGAACTTCAAAGATGTATAGATTATCATCATCAATATATTCCTAAAAATCAAAGAATACCTGATGAAATGATAATAGCTCAGGCGATAGTAGAAAGTGATTATGGTACAAGTCGATTTGCTATAGAAGCAAATAATCTTTTTGGAATTAGAACATATAAGAAAGAAGAAAAACAATTAAAACCACTTCGTAAACCTAATGCCAATTTTGGCGTAAGAGTATTTAAAAGTAAATGCGATAGTGTAAGATTTTATATGATCATGATGAATAATCATCATGCTTATCAATCATTTAGAGCTTTACGAGATAATGGAGTCAAAGAACCGTTGATCCTTATTACCAAATTATATAATTTTAGTGAGAACAAGATGTATTATTATTTATTAAGAGAAGTTATTATTAATTTAAGAAAGGATAATAATGAAAGTAAAAATAATAAAACGTGATCAATTAATAGAAGCAAATGAAATTGCTTTAAAAAATAATTGGCCAAGACATTTTAAAGAACATAATTTTGATGAATTTCATGAAGATCAAGATTGGCCTATTCTTTTTTATGCTAAAATCAGAGATCATAGAACAAGAGTTCTATTTGAACATGATAATGGCGAATTATATCAATTAGATGTGGATAATAATATTTTTAATAATTTAGGAGAAAGAGAAGAAAATATTGTATTAAATTGATAAGTATTAATTTAAATTAAAATTGAGAGAAAAATCGCCACCCGGTTTTTCTCTCGTTAACATAGAAAGGAAGAATATGAGTAAAACTTATAAACATATCTTTATATGGTCGTCAGGTTTAAATATCGAAACTGATTTAAAAAGACCTATCGAAGAATTAGAGCATCTTCAAGGAGTAGTTAGTGGTTTAATAGAACAATCTCAAGGAAGATATGATGGTAAAAATTATACGATGTGGGTTAACGAAGAAGGTCTTTTACATAATTTACCAGTAAATCAAAAAGCTACGAAGGCATATCAGGATTATTGGTTTTGGTACGAAAATGAAAATCCAGGAACGATTGATCGTACTCGTGTAGAACAAACTCATATAGTTGGAAATGTAGTTTTAATAGATGAGCAAGGAGAATAAATCTGATTATTTCATAGGGGTGGGTAGTACAATTAATACAATTCGTTTTATTGGTCCTTTTGAAAGATTAGTTTCAGCAAAAAAATTTTATCATCAAAACGAAAAAGACCCTGCTTTTAATCCTCATAAAGAGATAGTTCAAATTTATAAAGTTATTACACCTCAAAAGTTTTTAGAAGAATCACAAAAATTATTTGATATGTATTTCGCAAGACGAAATGTTATTGATTTTTTAAATTACAAGAAAAAAAAGAAATGAAATTTATTACTGTAGATAAACTGAACGAATTAATTAATAGTAATAAAATAAGACAGAAAGATAGAGAATATTTTGATGATCTATACCATTATAGATTTTATTTAAAAGAAATTGTAATGGACTGGCTTATAAAAAAGAAAGAAAATGATTAGTTTAAATACATTATCGACTATATACAATCGTTGGGGAGATAGAGAAGAATTACATCCTCTTGCTTCTGCCGATGCGGAATTATGGCGTAATGATTTAACCGAGGATCAAGTAGATTGGTTAAAACGTTTTATTTTATTATGGAATAAAACAAAAAAGAAAGAAAGATAATGAAAAATATAAAAGTAAAGGTTGAAGTAATAGTTCCAACGACTTTTGAGTTAGAAATAACTGACAAAAAACTTTGGAAAGAAAGAAAAGATGAGTTCTTTTCTTCATGTAATAGTGAAAAAGATATGGGAGCTTATATTCAAACTGATTATTGTGAAGAAGATTACGGTGTTAAAATCATAGATGAAACTATTGAAGAAGATCATTTGAATAGAGATTTTGGAAATATAATACAAACATGGGACGAAAATGGAAAAGCCAGATAATTGGAAATTATATCATAAAACTAAAGATGAATTAAAAATTGCTTTAGAAAATCATTTAAAGTCGATTGATTTAGTTTTTGTCTACGATAACACAAATAACGATGGTGACTATGAAGCTCATATGGAATCTTTATGTGTCTCTGAAATGCATAAAATATTAAGGACTTATGAATAAAAATAAATATATGTTAATCTACTGGTGGGGTTATAATAACAATAGTAATGATAATAAACCTTTTGTAGAGTGGATCGATAAAAATGCTGAAGAATACTTTACAGAAAATAATGGGTTTGACATCGATGATATTGAAGATATAAAAGAATTATCTCCAGGAGATGATCACGAAATATGGGGTGCTGCTAGTACTTCTAAATTAACGATATATTGTTACGCATGATTTGGTTTATATTAGGTACAATTTTTGGAATTTGGATCGGTTGGAAATACGAACATGTTGTAAATGATATTATAGAAAGTTATTTTAAATGATTGAATTATTAAGAGAATTATATGCATATGAAATTATATTTATATTCCTATTAGGTTATTTACTTGTTTTATTTATGACTAAATAAAAATATTTTATAATCGTTATGAATTACGAATATAAATGGGTACACGAATATAATATAAAAAAATTTAAAAATAAAATTATACCACTAAAAGCTATTCCGTTTATGTGTAATCATATGCCTGTAGTTCATAAAGGTAAATATAAAGGTTGTATAGGAATAGTAGGTCTAATTCTTTGTATAGTTAAAAAATGAATATCTTTTATTTAGACGAAAATCCTAAGAAATGCGCAGAGTATCATTGCGATAAACACGTAGTTAAGATGATTATCGAATATGCGCAATTACTCTCTACAGCCCACCGGCTTTGTGATGGAATAGAGAGCCGTGGATCAAGCAAGTCGGGTAAGAGACAAGTAAGAGTATGGAAGCTTGACGATTCACGTGAAAATAGCCTGTATTTAGCGAGTCATATCAATCACCCAAGTAATATATGGACACGCTCTAGTGTAGAGAATTATCAATGGTTATGGCAGTTATGGTATAATCTATGTAAAGAGTACGAAGAAAGATATAGCAAAACTCATGCGTCATGGATCAAATTAGCTACTCATTTATCTATTCCACCTCATAATATTCCAGAGATAAGAGCAACTCCTATACCACTTTGTATGCCTGACGAATATAAGCACAAAAATCCAATTACAGCTTATAAGACTTTTTACATTAAAGAAAAAATTAAGTTCGCAACGTGGAAAAACGGCGTTCCTCATTGGTTTAAATAGCTATTTACATTACATATAAAATGTGGTATGCCAATCTAAATGATTGTGCGCTATCAATTCAGACGAGGAGGATATTACGCCTCGGGACAATGTGAATGTGATAGTTTAGAACAAGCAGAAGAATTGTTGTGGAAAATTCCACTTAAACATTTCGACTGGAAATATATGGATAAGTTAATTAGTGAAACATCTAATTATCTTACCATTGAGGAGATAAAGAATAGTGGAGACAAAACTACTAAATCTTTTGAACAAAAAGAGAGCACTTGAAGCAAAATGGGCAAGTGAATTTTTAGCTCATTATCAAGTAACTCTAGGTATGATTCATCTTTCTAAAGAGATTAAGAGTATCGAACAAGAGATGGTAAACACTCAAGAAGAATTAGTTAAGGAGTAATTCTTAACTGTACAAGTGTATTGATCAAATATACCATATAAACTATGGCTAAAATACCACTTACACGTCTTAATAATGCACCCGAAGAATATGCTTCTGTTGATTTTAATCAACTCATTGAAGACTTATTAGATATTATTAAAATTTTAAACTCTACCTATCCTAAAGATATTCAAGATTTAGAAGATAGAAAAACTTGGTTTTTCATGAGATGAGTTGCGATAATGTAAATTCAGGACCTAATAATCCTACTTATATTGCTATAGGTGGTAATAATACAGATGCGTTTGGAAGATTAAGAGTTTCTAATCCTTTAACTATTTTTGACAGTAAGAGTATCATGTCTCAGAATAGTTTATTTGATCCATCAACCGCAAATGGTGGAAGTGTTACTTATACAGCTAATAAATCTACAGTTAATTTAAATGTAACAGAGGCAGTGGGATCTAAAACAATAAGACAATCTAAAAGAGTGATGTCTTATCAGCCGGGTAAATCATTACTTATTTTTAATACTTTTGTAATGAATACTTTAACAGCCAATCTAAAACAAAAAGTTGGAATGTTCGATGCTAATAATGGAATATTTTTTACAGCAGATGGAACTACACTTAAAATAGTCAGACGAACTTATACATCGGGAGTTTCTGTTGATACTGAAATATCACAATCATCTTGGAATGGTGATAAATTAGATGGAACTGGCGCAAGTGGATTTACACTAGATCCAGCAACATCTAATATATTATTTATAGATATAGAATGGTTAGGAGTAGGTTCTGTTAGAGTAGGTTTCGTTATTAATGGACAGTTGATCACGGCTCATACTTTTTATAATGCGAATAGTTTAACAACTGTTTATATGCAAACGGCAAATCTACCTATTCGTTATGAAATTGAAAGAGCTGGAACGTTAACAGCTGGAACTTATACATTACAACAAATATGTTCTTCGTGTATTTCTGAGGGTGGTTATTCTCCACAGGGAGAAGAACAAATGATTAGTACAGCAACTGTGAGTGCTGGTGTAAATTTAGCTACAGCAAATACTTATTATAATATTGCAACGATTAGAATCAAAACAGCAAGACCCTATGCTGTTATAGTTCCATCAGGAGTAGATGTTTTAAACATATCAAATGGAGATTTTGAATGGGGATTATTTGTTAATGCTACACCATCTTCTGCCTTTTCATACTCAAGTTTTAGTGATAATGTTGAATATGATTTAACTACAGTTGATTTAACTGCAACAGGAACTAGAATTGCTGGTGGTTATTTAGGCGGTAAAACTGCGCCATTTACTTTAGGTGGTGATTTTATAGCTTTTGCAAATCAACTTGGACAAACTATTGCAGGCGTGTCAGATACTTTAACATTAGGTGTAAGACCTGGAACTGCTAATGGAGATGTATCAGGTTTATTAAAATGGTATGATTTAACATAATGGCAAATATATATAAAAATGCATTTTATGATCCAGCGAATGCGAATGTAATTAGCATTTATACTACGCCAAGTGATAGTAGAGCTATTATACAAAACATTCAGGTTGTAAACGAAACTGGGAGCAGAACTGTTCAGTTCTTTGTAACTGACGCAAGTGCCAATACGACTTATATCGTGGCTCATGGATCAATAACTGGACCTACGACTTGTAATTTTGCAAAAGGACCTATTATTCTTGAAGAGAATGATATACTTAAAGCTCAAGTGAGTTCTACAAGTAACATATCTGCAATCATATCTTTACTTGAAATAAATAGGAACGAATAAAGATACTTGTAATTCCTTAATAAAAACTAATATAATAAGTAAATATTAAATAATTTAAGGATTTTCCATTGATTTACTTTTTTCGTGAATTTATATACCTAGGATTGATTATATTGCTATTATTTCTTATTGCTCTCTAATTGTGAGTTTTACTATAGTGGAATTTTAAAAATAATTTTATAAAATATTTTTTTAGAAAAATAGCCAATACCAATACCTTTTCACTACTATCAGCGAATACCAATGATTCTAGTGGTATTGGCACACTTTTTAGAGCCAATACCGCCAATACCTTTCCTTTAATACCAATGATTCTAGTCATTGAACTTACATATGCAGCCAATACCTTCCCGAGGCTGCTCGCAAGGCTAATTTTGAAATGTTAATATTATATTTAATATTTCTCTATAGTAGAAATGATAATTAGGATATTTTATTGTTTTAGTATATTATCGGTTGTATAATATATTCGTAATTAAACAATAAATAGAAAGGTAGAAAGCTATGCTTAATGTAGCACAAAAGCCAAAGATAACGCCAAAAACTGAAACTAAACCAGTTGTGGCTAAACCTAAAGCTAGAAAAGTTATGGACCCTAAAGATTTTAAGGGTACATATAAATACGACAGAGATGCTAAGATACAAGTTGTTGTAGCTAAGAACCCTAAAAGAGAAGGTTCTGCTGGTTACAAAAGATTTGGTCTATATAAAACAGGTATGTCTATCAGAGATTTCTTACAAGCAGGTGGTAAGACAATCGATTTAGATTGGGATAGAGAAAGAGGTTTTATAGCAACTGAAGATAAAGATAAGGCAACTTCTGCAGCTAAATCTCAGAAATCAACTTATACTTTAAAATAGTTGTATTATATTGATATTTTATTAATTAAATTAATAAAGTAGTCATTTGATAGGCGAGTTAATTTTTAGATACTCGCCTATCTTTAATTTAAACAAAAAGTGAGAAATATATGTCAGAAGAAAAAAAATATGCAGATTTTCCATCTTATTTATCTGATAAAATAATGAGAGGAGTTGCTTTTATTTATAATTTTAATATGAAAAATGATAACGATTTACAAAAATTAAATGATGGTGTTAAACTTAGATTGGAATTTTTAGAAGAAAAAGAAGGTTACACTCGTAAAGAACTTAGGTACATATTGCTTTTATTAGCTCTTCCAGAAGTTGATGAAATATTAAGAAAATCAGATATATTGGAAAAAGCTTTTGCTGAATTTACAATTAAAAGATATAATATCCATTAATTAATATTTTATTGTATTTAGTTAAAAATTTTTTATTATTTTAAAATTAAAAGAAAGCGAGAAAAAATATGACTATGATAACTTTTAATAATCAAGAAGAAAGAATGAACTTTCAGATTATTATGTGCTTACAAATGCTTAAATCAGAAGTAGAAACTGGTCACATTATGTGTAGTCCAAGTAAAGGTTCTACTGTTAGAACTTTAGCAAGATATTTTCCAGGTCTTAAAAGAACTAAAAAAGGTGCTTACAAACAATTAGTAGATGCTGGTATTTATAAACAATTAGAAGAAAACAATGTTAATAATACTTAGTGGATTAATAATTACAGGAATTCTTATTGCTTTTTCTCTCTCTCGTGGCAATAGAGAATATAGTAATTGGCGTAATGAACAGTTACGCCAATCTATTATAAGGAGTAAAAAATATGACAGAAGCTAAAATTTGTTGTATTTGCGGAGAAAAATTTATTGGTTGGGGTAATAACCCTTATCCAGTAAAAAAAGAAGGTGAATGCTGTAAACCTTGCGATGACAATGTGGTCGTGCCTGCAAGAATTGATTATATTTATGGAGATAAAAAAAATGAGCTTAACTAAACAACATTTTGAAGATTTAGCACAAGTAATTGGAGATACTGATACTTATGAAGAATTAGTTTTTCAATTAAAAGGTTTTTGTAAAAGATATAATACCAATTTTAATGTAGTTAAATTTAATAACTACATCATTAAAATTAAAAATTTAAAAGAGGTTAAAAATGCCTGAAACTATTAATTTTAAAGATTTTATTGAGGAAATATATAAAAAACCATACGATCAAGTTCCTATAGAAGAAATTAAAAGACATGCAAGAGAAGTCTTTTGTTTTGGTTTTTCTAAAGAAGATTTAAGTGATGATGGTTCTGATTTAGAAAAAATAAAAGACATAATGAGTAGTTAATATTGTATTAGATTGTATTTTTATTCTTATACTAAAATTATAAACTAAATATAAAAAGGAGAGAAACTATGAAAATGAAGTTAGCTTATAATATAGGTCTATATCGTGGTCATGCAATAGATAAAACTATTGATGGCTATGTTATCTTTGAAGATGATAAAGTTGTATACTATACTGAAACTAATATGGACGATGTAGCTATTCGTTATCGTGCTATGGAGGTTATAGATAGAATGCATCGTGAAAGACGTAAAGAAATTGACGCAAGTATTCAACGTGTAGACGCACAGGTATATAGACATGACAACTACTAATTTTTGGAAAATAGCTATCTATTCTATTGATAGAGTAGAAGGAGGACAAGAAGAAGGTGGCTGGTATTTTACTGCAGGAGAGAGAGTAAAAGAAGGTAAAACTTTGTTTAAAGATCCTAGAAAAGCTAATCGTGCTTGTGCTTTATTTAATAAATTGTATGGTAAAAAAATAACTTCTTGTAACCAAGGTCTTGAAGCAAATTACTATTATAGAGGAACACCAGAGTATTTCCCTAAATACCCACCTTCATATTCTTAATAGACAATAAAAAATTAATCGCTATATTGGATAAATATGGCGATAAGTTTAGACCTAATCAATCAAACAAACGAAGCTACTTTATCGGATCTTGAAAAAAAGTTCTGTGAGGGTATAGCAGCAGGAAAAGGTAAGAGAGAAGCGGCTATTGAAGCAGGATATAGTCCTACATCAGCACACGTACAAGCTGCACGCAACTTAAAGAAAGATAAAATTATACAGTATATTGACCGACTGCGCACGGACGTGAGGCGCTTGACGAATGAATCTGTGTCAAAAGAGGTTGAAAGACTTGACTTGTTGATCAAGGATGCTTTAAAAGATAGTCAATACTCCGCAGCAGTCAATGCGATAAGGTTAAAAGCTCAGCTACTAGGGTTCTTGGTTGAGAAGAAAGAAATTAAAACAAATAGTCTTGACGCAATGAACGAAGAAGAATTGACTCAGTACTTGACCCAAATCCGCGTGGATCACGGGTTGTTGATTGATGATGCAGGCGCCATGATGCTAGGTGATAAGGTTGATGATATTGAGCCGCAACAACAAGCCGCAACCGTCCTTACGGATCCGCAGGGATCCTTGACACAAGTGCACCGAACGGATCATCAGGGATCCGAATTATTAAAAAAAATAGCAATTGATTAATTATTAAGTATTAAATTGATCGAATAAGAATAATTAATTATTAATTAAACTAATTATTAAAATGATATATTTCTTTAGGCATATTATAAGCATAGCTTTTATTATATTTCTATTATTTCTTATAAGTGTTTAAATACTACTTATAGGCGAATAGAACAAAAGTAGTACAATGTTAAAGCATTTTTATCTCCTTAATAGTGTTTTTATTGTTCTAATTTGTAATTACATATATATAAATAAATCAATCTATTAATTTATATCTAATAATAATTATTAGAGTTAATAGATCAGAAAGAGAGAAAAAAATGAAAGTAGAAAAAAAATCAATCGTAGAAAATAAAGTTGCATTATCTTTAAGAGAGAAATCAACTAAAAAAATTCTCTTCAGATTGGTAAATACAAAGAGAGCAAAATCAAAAGCATTTTCCATTTACGAAAATGCAAAATTCTCAACAACTATCGATAAAGCTTTCAATAGTCAATATCGTAAAGTGGATATCGATTATGATACTACTAGCAACAATAGATTTAAAAAATGTAATTTATTAGTTGATGATAGTTTATTTTTAGATGTTAAGAAAAAATCTTTGTACTTAGATTTATTAAACTCAAATAAAGAGTTTATTAAAAATAACAAAGTATCACCTGAGATTATCGACAATCAAAAATACTTCGAAAATCTTATCAGCAATTTAAAATAAATAATTAAAATAAAAGCGGCAGGGAAATAAATCTCTGCCGCTTTTTTTATGCTTGCGGCAAATGATACACGGCTCTTCAGCCTAAATTCAAGAATTAAATAAAAAGAAAAAATAAATCTAGGATCAGTGATCTATAAAAATCGTATTAAGTTTAAATGAAAATAATTCTATAAAGTTTAAAATCTTTTTGGCGGATTACTAGATAAAGACTAAGTAAAAGATGATGAATAACCGGTATCCATATAAAAATTTTGTATAAAAATTTTTTGTAAAAAGATACTATCTGTTCAATGTCGTATTTAAATGCTAGTATCCCGCCAATTTATTGTCAAATAAGGAGGGAATATCTATATGATCTCAAACACAATAAAGGAGAAACTGAAGACTGTGTGGTCTTTGGTATTGCAAGCATACCAGGTAGGGCTGTACTATTTCATACGTTACTTACAAATGGTGCAATCTTTTGGCGACTACCTATCTCTGCTTTTATTCAAAAAGGATTTGAATGCAGCAGAGTTCCGAATCAAAATCTCGTTGATCTTGAATTATGGAATTCATTTAGCTATTATCCTAGTATTAATAGCTTTGATTTTTTAATTGGACAAAAATGTAAATATCTTGGGGTAGATAAAAAATTTTATGCTGGTGAATATTTATTTACGATTGACTGGGCTCATCCAGAGCCTAATATTATCGATACTGAGCATAGTGAAATACCCCAAGAACATAAGTGCGGACATCTTTTGGCACTTGATAACGGTAATTATGCTATTCAGCCTAATAATCGTATTCTTTGGAACGTGCCTAGCTTTACTACTTCAACACATTGGCCTGACTATAAAGTTCAAACTTCTTACTGGAATGTCGAAAATAAAGATTTTATATCTGAAGATAGCGACAAGATGTTCTACGAAATAAATAAAAAATAATTTTCTTTTCTTTTATAAATTTATTTGTATAGTGACTGTCTCAAACCATAACAACGAGGCTACTATGGCTAAAAAGAAAAAATCTTTCGAGAGTATAGTCGAAAGCATAAGAGACAAACAAGCTGAAATAGATGATCTTCTGAACGATTTAGAAGATAAATATAACTCTGATACTGATTCAGGATCCAATGATCAAGACGATTTTGACTCAGACGATGATGATTCTGACGAAGAATAAATAAACTTTTTTGTTTACCCTAGAGTTTATAAGCTCTAGGGTATACGAATGATCAACATTACAATATTACTTCCTACACGCAAGCGAGTAGAAACTTTAAAAAAATCGATAGAGTCATTAATTAAAACTTCTAAACACCCCGATAAGCTACAATTTCTATTTGCTGTAGACGATGATGATATTGATACTATAAATTTTTTAAAGTCAACATCGTATCCTAATCAAGGCGTACTTACTTTTAAACCTATGGGATATGAGAACATTCATAAATATAATAATACTTTAGCTCTTTATGCTCATGGTAAATGGTTAATGTTCTTTAACGATGATGCGATAATGACTACTCAAAATTGGGATACTAAAATAATGGACCGTGGATCCAATTTTCGTGTGTTACGTGTAAGAGAACAAACATCACATCCTTATGCGATATTTCCAATCTTTCCTAGAGATTGGTTTATGCTCCTAGATCATATTAGTCTACATGGTCAAAATGATGCGTGGATCAGCGAGATAGCTTATAGTTTAGATATTATGAGAGATATAGATATAGATATAATACACGATAGAGCTGACATTACTGGTAATAATAATGATGAAACTTTTAAAGCAAGAAAATATAACGAGGGAAATCCTAACGACCCTAATGATCTTCATAGTGAACGTATGCAAAATTTAAAAATAAAAGATATACAAAAAATAGCATGGTACCTAGGAAAAATAGGTCAAAAATCAGAAGCATGGGAATTAGTATTAGCTAAAAAAAGAGATCCCTTTATAAAATTAAAAGAATTGTTTAATATATATAATCAAAAAGGTGCGATAGGAGCAGGACAACAAAATGCTAGAACAGACAGTAAAACAGAAGTTGAACGAAGCAATCACACTTTATCAGAAAACTAAAGATAAACGTGCGCTTGAAGCTATAGAATTTTTTAAAAATCTTTTAACAACTAATGTATCTCGTAAAAATTTATTATCATATGCTAAACATATGTACCCGGGATACAAGGATCCTGCGCATATACAACTTATTGCTAAAAATTTAGAATTATTAGAAGCGGGAGAAATTAAAAGACTTGCGGTCTTTATGCCACCACGACATGGAAAATCTATGTTATGTAGTGAGTTCTTTCCCGCATGGTATCTTGGAAATAATCCAAACGAATTTATTATACAAGCGACTTATGCTCAAGAGTTAGCAGATGACTTTGGTCGTAAAGTAAGAAACCAAGTTCAATCGCCGGATTTTAATAAAGTATTTCCACAAGTAGGATTACGTTCTGACTCTACAAGTGCAAAACGTTTTCATACGATGCAGGGTGGAACTTATAGTGCAGTCGGTGCTGGAGGAGCAATTACAGGTCGAGGTGCGCATTTATTAATTATAGATGACCCTATAAAAGGAAGAGAGGATGCGGAGTCAGAAGTTCAACGTAGAAATTTAATTGATTGGTATAAATCAGTTGCATATACACGATTACAACCTGGTGGTAAAATAATATTAATTCAAACACGATGGCATCAAGACGATTTAGCAGGTTTCATTTTACAAGATTCACAAGAGAAGTGGAAAGTTCTTGATCTACCGGCCATTGATGCTGATGGTAATGCATTATGGCCAGAAGCTTATTCTATAGAAGATTTAGAAAAAATAAAAAATACAGTAGGTCAACGAGTATGGCAATCTCTTTATCAACAACAACCTTCAAATGAAGAAGGTTCTATTATTAAAAGAGATTGGTGGAATATATATAACGAAAAAAAAATTCCAGTATTAAGTTATGTGCTTCAATCTTATGACACTGCTTTTAGTACATCATCAACCGCTGACTTTAGTGCATGTACCACATGGGGAGTTTTTACAGCACGAGATCAAGAAAATAAACCTTATGCTGCATGTATATTATTAGACGCATGGAAAGAAAGATTAGAATATCCAGATTTAAGAAAACGTGCACAAGAGAGTTATAGAGAATGGATGCCCGATGGAGTGCTCATTGAAAAACGAGCCTCAGGTCAATCTTTAATACAAGATATGAGAAGATCAGGTGTTCCTGTTATTACATTTTCTCCTGAACGAGATAAAGTTTCAAGAACACACGGAGTTGCAAGTATGTTTGAAGGAGGATTAGTCTTTACACTTGATAAAGAATGGACTAAAGACGTAATAGAGGAATCTGCTCAATTTCCTTACGGAAAACATGATGACGTACATGATACTTGTGTACAAGCTCTTATGCGAATACGAGAAGGATTTTTGGTAGTACATCCAGATGACCCTGAAGAAGATTATGACGAAAAAGTTACAAAATACAGGAAACACAAACGTTATTACTCTTAACGTTTTTAATAGAAAGCCATCATCACGAGTATTAGCTCGTCATGAGAATGATAAAGTTATAGATTGTTTACACAGTGCTGCTATAGCTATTACAGATAGAATGGATCTAAAAGGATACGCTTTAGTAGCATGGGATAAGAAAGGAACTCCTTGTATATCTTACTATGCAGATCACCCTGAAAACCCTATATCTGATATGATGATTCCTAGCTTTACACAAACTTGTTTTCAAGGTATAGTTTCACAAAGATTATCGAAACCGGAGGATTTAGATGGCGAAGAATAATAAACAATATGGAATAGAAGATGTAAAAGCTTCTAATAAAAGATTTTATGAAAAGTTTCCAAGTGCTAAAGAAGATGCTGCTATGCTTAAAAGAGCAATGCAAGATAATGGAAATGATATTGTAAAACAAGTAGATCAAGAAAAAGTTGATCGTGAAAATTTTATGCAAGGTTTAATTGGAATCAAACCACAAGGGATCATCATTAAAGAAGCTGATGATGATTAAAAAAATAAGTACCAAAAAATTAGAAAAAGGTTTAATGCCTTCTAAGTCTAATATGAAGAAAAAAAATGGTAAAAAAAACTCCAACTGTTGATTTAATAGACGAAGGTATAGCACTTCAAGGTGATTACTATTTAACTCCAGAAGAAAAAGATTACATTGAGAAAGAACAACAAAAAAATAAAGGTAAAGACCTTTACTTTAATCCTGATATTAAATATATAGGAAGCATTGAATCATTTGACGAAAATGGTTTTAAAAAAGGTCAAGATAGATCAAGAGGTTAATTATGGCAAAAACAACTAAAGAAGTTACTAAAGATATTTTAGATGTAGAATTTGAAAATATATCAAAATCAAAATTATTTGATGATGAAGGATATATGGAAGATCAAGATTCATCAAGAGAAGATGATATGGAAGATGATATGGAAGAAGATTCAGATGTTGCTGAAGTAGTTCCAATTTCTAAAGAAAAATCTCCATTAGAAAAAGATGTATACCCTCAAGGTCGTAGAGAAAGATTCCAAAATAAAGATAAACCAAATCCTTACGATAAGAGTAAAAAAGTATGAAGATGTCAGCGGGTTCAGGTTCAGGTTTAGGTCGTTTACAAAAGTCTATGAATATTAAAAAGCCAAAAAAGAAAAATGGCAAAAAAAAGTAATCCATACGGAACTGGTTTATTTTTTAAAAGGACTAAAAAGAAAAGACCTGGAAGACATTCTAAAAGACCAAATAAATCTGTGAGTAAAAAAAAATATAACGGACAAGGTAGAATATGAGAAAAGAAAATCCAATTAAGACTTCTGTAAAATCTGGAAATTTTAGACCTACTAAATCTGGTGCTGGTATGACACGTAAAGGTGTTATGGCATATAGACGAGCTAATCCAGGTTCTAAATTATCAACAGCAGTTACAGAAAAAAATCCTAGTGGTAAAAGAGCTTCAAGAAGAAAATCTTATTGTGCGAGATCAGCTGGTCAAATGAAAATGTTTCCTAAAGCAGCAAAAGATCCTAATAGTAGATTAAGACAAGCTAGAAGAAGATGGAGATGTCGTTAATCGTATTATGTTTTTAATTGATACTTACTTGGATAAAAGTAAAATAGAAGGTGTAGGAGTTTTTTCAAAAGAGAATGTAAAGAAAGGTGAAAAAATAAAAGAAGTAAGACCTGAATTTGAAATAGAATTTGATAAAGAAAATTTACCTAGAATGCCTTTAGCTCTTGCAAGACTTATTGATAACTATGCTTATGAAAGAGAAAAAGGATCTAAAATTGTAGTTTTAGGAATTGATCACGAAAAATATATAAATCATAGTGATGAGCCAAGTGTTAATGATGATGGAATTGCTTTAAAAGATATAAATATAGGAGATGAAATTACAATAGACTACAGAGATTTTGATGATAGTATTGATAAATGGTTTATTCCAAATCAAAAATAAATTGTATATATTATTTAAGAATAGGTATTTGTGTTCTATTAGGGGCCTGTAAATGTCAAAAAAAATAACTATATAGTTATTAACAATAGGAGAATAATTATGTTTAACCCTTTAGATTATTTAGATTATAGTAAAGTTAAGAGCTTCTGGACTGACTATAATCAGAAAGTTCAAAAGTTCTGGAAAGATTCTTTTGAAGATTACAAAGCAAACTTCTCAAAATAAGATCCTTTTTGATTGTTTAATCACTGGAATAATTAGCTTTATTCCAGTGATTTTTTGTTTTATACTATACGATAGATGTATAGGGTATGAACCCGGAGGTATTAAACAATGAAAAAAACAAAAACACAAAATAAAATTTCTAAAGTTATGAAAGAATATAAAAAGGGAGAACTTAACATTGGAAAATCAAAGAAAAAAGTTAAATCAAAAAAACAAGCTATAGCAATTGCTTTATCAGAAGCAAGAAAAGGAAAAAAATAATGAAAAAAAAGAAAAATAAAAAATCTTTTCCAGATATGTCAGGTGACGGTAAAGTTACTAAAAAAGATATTTTAATGGCAAGAGGTGTAATTAAAAAAGGAAAGAAAAAGTAATGCCATTGGCAAGACCTAACTTTCCACAACAAACTAGTAAACCCATGAAAAAAAAACAAGGACTATACGCAAATATAAATAGAAGAAAAAAATTAGGAATTAGTAGACCTAAATCTAAATCTACTATATCTGCTAAAGCATATGCAAATATGAAAGCAGGATTTCCTAAACGTAAAAAGAAAAAATAATATGGCACTTGAAGTTGAACTAGATAAAAAGAAACTGCAATATACCGATGATGAAGGTAAGAAGATTACTGTCGACATCAATGAAGATGAAACTGATAAAGCTGAAGAAGCTTTTGAAAGTGATCATTATGAAAATCTTGCAGAAACTTTAGATAGTTTTCAAGTTTCAAGAATTGGAAAACAATTAATTACAGCTTATGAAGATGATAAATCTTCAAGAAAAGAATGGGAAGACCAATACTCTAAAGGTCTAAAGATGTTAGGTGTAATTGTTGAAGATAGAAACGATCCATTTCCGGGAGCTTCTGGAGTACATCACCCATTGCTTGCAGAAGCTGCTACACAATTTCAAGCTAGAGCTATCGCAGAGTTATTCCCTGCTGGTGGGCCCGTGAAAACCCAAATCATTGGTAAGATTACTGATAAAAAAATAGAACAAGCTTCACGAGTTGAAGATTTTATGAATTATCAACTTACTACACAAATACCTGATTACTTTAATGAATTAGATCAAATGTTATTTTATTTATCATTATCTGGTTCAGCATTTAAAAAAATATATTTTGATGATACATTAGATAGAATTTGTGCAAAATTTGTACCAGCAGAAGATTTTGTAATTGCATATCAAAATACAGATTTACAAACTGCTGAAAGATATACACAAGTAATGAAATTATCTGTAAATGAAATTAGAAGATACCAAGTTGTAGGATTTTATAGAGATGTTGCTTTATCTAAAACACAAGGCGATTTAAATACAGACGATCAAATTCAAGCAACACTTCAAAGATTAGAAGGTATGTCTCCATCATCTGCTGATAGATTACATACTATTTTAGAAATGCACGTAGATTTAGATTTAGGAGAAGATAAAAATGGAATTGCATTACCATATATTGTTACAATTGATTATGATATGCAAATTGTATTATCAATTAGACGTAACTGGAAAGAAGAAGATCAATTAAAACGTAAAAGAACTTATTTTATTCATTATAAATATTTACCAGGTTTAGGTTTTTATGGATTTGGTTTAATACAAATGATCGGCGGTCTACAGCATGCGAGCACTGGAGCTTTAAGAGCTTTACTTGACTCAGCAGCATTTGCAAATTTAAATGGTGGATTCAGAGCTAAGGGAGCAAGAATTGAAGGTGGAGATTTAACTATATCTCCAGGAGAGTGGGTAGAAGTAGAAGCTTATGGAGATGATTTAAGAAAATCATTTATTCCACTTCCATTTAAAGAACCTTCTCCTACTTTACTTCAACTTTTAGGAGTAATGACAGAATCAGGTAGACGTTTTGCTTCAATCGCTGATGCAATGGTAGGTCAATCTGCAGGATCGGGTCCAGTAGGAACTACTATTGCTCTTATAGAACAGGGTTCTAAAGTATTTTCTGCTATACATAAACGATTGCATCAAGCTCAAGGTAGAGAATTTAAATTAATTTATGAAATAAATGGAGAATATTTAGATGATGAGTATCCATATGAAACAATTGGTGAGAAAAAAATCATTAGAAGAAAAGATTTTGATCAAGCAATTGATGTTGTACCAGTATCTGATCCTAATATTTCATCTTCTGCTCAAAGAATTGCTTTAGCACAGACTGGACTTCAATTAGCACAACAAGCTCCACAGATTATTGATGTAAAACAAGCTTATAAAAGATTTTTACAATCGTTAAATGTACCTGATTATGAGAATTTATTAATAGATGATAAAGAAACTCCTCGTAGAGATCCAGTTTCTGAGAACATGGCACTCTTAAATGGTAAACCTATTCAAGTTTTTGAAGAACAAGACCATCAAGCTCATCTTATTGTGCATCAACAATTCATAAATGATCCTAGATTTGGTGGAACACCTGAAGCGAAACAAGCTTTATATGGTCAAATGTTAGCACATATGGGTCAACACATGGCATTTTTATATCAACAACAAATGCAAGCTCAAGTTCAAGAAGGAATTCCAGTATCAAGTGGTCAATTTAATCAAGAATTTTTAGATAAAGAAACTAAACCACTTCCAATTGAGCAAGAAAATAGAATTGCAGCTGCAGCAGCTCAAGCGGCACAAAATTTAATGGGTAGTATGCCGCCAAGTCCAGAGCAACAACAGATGCAAATGGATATGCAAGAGAAAATGGCTAATCTTCAAATGAAAAAAGAAGAATTAGGTATTCGTAAAGCAAGATTTGAAGAAGGTGTTAAAACTAATGAGAGACAACAAGCTAGAAAAGATGCTGAAGTGAAAGCTAAGATAGTGGAGGCAGCTTCTCGAATTGCAAAACGTGATAAGTAATATGGCTATTAAGGCTGAAGAAATAAGACAAGCTAAAAAGTTTTTAGAAAATAAAAAAATATCAATAAGTTTAGTTAAACCAAAACAATTTGTATTAGCATCTAAAAAATTAAATGCATCATTTGATGATGCTCTTAATAAACTGAAAGAAATGGTAAATGGAAAAACTACTACAAGCGATCAAGAACCAAATAAAAAAGCATAAAGAAGAATTAGGTAATAATTTGTTGTCAAAAGGTGTAGATAACATAGAGGAGTTTAAACGAAACTATGGCTACGGTCAAGGTTTAGATAAATCTCTACAAATTATTAATGAGATAATTGAAAAATATAAAAAAGGAGAAATAGAAGATGATGAGTAATGAAGCATGGGCTACAGAAGATGACGTACCTACACCTACAAAAGTTCCACAACCAGTTGGATATAGAATTTTAATAAGACCAAAAGGACCTGTATCTAAAACAAAAGGTGGTATTTATTTACCAGATAAAAATAAAGATACACAAGCTTATTTAAATAGTGTAGGTCAAGTAATAGCAATGGGACCTGAATGTTATAGTGATAGAAAAGCACCTTGGTGTAAAGTAGGAGATTGGGTTTTATTTGGTCGTTATGCAGGTGCACGCATATCTGTACAAAATGTCAAAATGGTGATAGTAAATGATGATGAGATCATTGCTTCACTCGAAAGTTCTGAAGTAGTATCTCAGCAAATATAAACATACGTTATTGAGTTAAGAATAACGCCAACATAGGAGATAACTATGCCTAACGAAGAAGAAATAAAGAAAGAGATTGAAGTGAAGTTAGATGAACCTACTTCTGAAAAAGAAATAGAAGTTCCTCAAAATCCACTTGAAGCTCTAATGAACGACTACAGAGAAGAAACTGTAGAACAAAAAGCAGAAGAAAAAATAGATCAGCCTAAAATTCAAGAAAAAGCTGAAACTAAATCAAACGTTCCGCCTTATTCAGATGAACTTCCTTATTCAGAGAAGGTTCGTAAGCGAATTCAAAAAGAAGTTGCTAAACGAGCTGAAGCTGAACAGCGAATTGCTGAATTAGAAGATAGATTAGCTAATATGGAGAAAAAAACTCTTGACTTAGCAAGTAAATCTTTATCTAGTCAATATTCGCAAGTTTCTCAAAAGCTGAAACAAGCTATTGAAGAAGGAAATACTGATGAACAAATTAAGTTATATGAAAATATGGCTGATATTCGTAATCAGATGAATAAGACGCAAGAATATGCTTCTGATATACCTAAAAAGACTGATACTAAAAAAACAGTACCGCCTTTAGCATCAGATTGGGTTAAAGAAAACAGCACTTGGTTCAATAAACCTGGCTATCGTAAAGAAACAGCTATGGCATATGGAATTGATGCTGAATTAACTGAAGAAGGTTGGGATGTAAATGATCCAGAATATTATAATGAGATGACTAGAAGATTAAAAGCTTCTAATTTACCTTATTTTAGTAAATCTGAAGAAAGTGCTTCTCAAACTGACAAAAATGTGGTACAAAAAGCTAACAGAGTGCAATCTCCTGTTGCTGGAGTTTCTCGTAAAAAAGGAATTGACAGTAACCGAGTTAAGCTTACTTCTGAGGATTTAGATACTGCTAAAAAATTCGGTATCGACATCAATGATGAAGCGGCACTAAAACGTTTTGCTAAAGAAGTAAAAAGCTTTAGTGATACAGGACAACTATAGGAGCCTGACATGAAGAATAATAAAATAAAAAATGAAACTAGAGTTGAGAAATCGACTGTAGCTTCAAAGTGGCGCCCAACTAACTTATTGGAGGCACCTGAACCAAGACCTGGTTTCAAACAGAGATGGATTGCAACGATGGTTTTAGGACAGGAAACACCGACAAATGTCGCTAAACGTATGCGAGAAGGTTGGCAACCTAGGGACATTAAAACAGTTCCTGATGCTAACAAGTATGCTACGATTGAACATGGCAAATTTGCTGGTTATATAGGTATGGAAGGAATGGTACTCTGTGAAATGCCAGAACATATGGTAAATGAACGTAATGAATATTACGCCAGAATGACTGAAAACTTAATGCGATCAGTTGAGATGGATATTCACAAAGTAGAACAACCTGGAAATCCTATAAGCCGTTCTTATAAGACCGAAGTTACGAGGGGCGGTTTTAAAGAGTAATAATTTATAACAAGGAGTTATAAAATGGCTAATACTGATGCTCCTAATGGGTTTGTACCCCTTAGGCATTTAACTGGCGGTGTTGTACGACCTCAGGCCTATCCAATAGCTAATGCTTATTCAACTTCACTATTTTCTGGTGATTTAGTAACATTACTATCTGATGGAACTGTAGGTATTGGAACAAATACATCGAACGCACTAGGTGTGTTCTATGGTGTTCAATACATCGACAGAGCAAGTGGAGATGTAAAATTCTCCAAAGTTTGGACAGCTTCAACTGCAATCAAAGCTAATACAGCTGCGACTGCTTACGTGTATGATGATCCAAACATAACATATGAAGTCCAGGGTTCTGGTACATTTGCAAACGCTAACGTAGGCGAAACTTGCAATGTATTATTTACTACTGGTGAAACAACTTTTGGTGGATCTCAACAAGAAGCTAATTTATCATCTTTGGGCACAACTGCTCAAGTTTTGAGAATATTACGACTTGTAGATGCGCCAGATAATGAAGTTGGAGCGGATGCTAAATTAGAAGTGGTTATTAATAATCACTTATACGGCACACGTTCTAGCGGTATTTAATCAAAGGAGATTAACATATGGCACTAAATAGGGCGCTGTTTACCAAGCAGCTTAATCTTGGTTTAAATACCGTGTTTGCTATGGAGTATGATAGATACCCAGAACAATGGAGAGATATTTACTCTATTGAGCAATCAATGAAAGCTTTTGAAGAAGATGTACAAATGATCGGCTTCGGAGCTGCACCAACTAAAGCTGAAGGTGCTGCAATATCTTACGATAGTGGAAAAGAGGGTTACACTGCGAGATATGTACATGAAACTATTGCTTTGGCGTTCTCAATAACTGAGGAAGCTGAAGAAGATGGTCTGTACGGATCTTTAGGTGCTAAGTATGCTCGTGCACTAGCAAGATCAATGCAACATACTAAAGAAATCAAAGGTGCAAACATCCTTAACAATGCAACTACTTCTTCAGTAGGTGGCGATGGCAAGACTTTACTTGCTACAGATCACCCACTAGGCGGTGGAGGAATAGCTTCTAACAAATTATCGACAGCTGCGGATTTATCAGAAACTTCTCTTGAAAGTTTATTGATTCAAATCTCAACTGCGGTTGATGATAGAAGTATTCCAATAGCATTGACTGGACAAAAACTAATC